AACCATTACCACTATAGCTGACTTTGTTTGTGCTGCTAGATACTGTCATCGTCTACCTTCCTTCTTGAGGCGTTCCACTTGTTGGTATGCTTTTTTGAGATCTTCATTCCCTGGCACTTCAATAAGCACCCGAAAACCTTGGTCTATAAATTGTTTGTTTATGTTGCGTAGCAGCGCTAATCTGTCTTTGTCTTTCAAACCTTTATAAGTTCTGCTTTGCGTAACTGCTGATAACGTCTGACGAAATGTCAGCGTTCCAAACCCACTGCGTCTTACTTTAATTTCGTTTTTAGCCAAGCGAATGAGATCTGATTGTGTGCCATAACTTAGCGTAATATTGTTGTATTTTTCTGGGTTTGTTAAAGGCCACTTATTGGTCATGTCATGTAACCGAATAAGTTCTTTTTCATAGTTTTCTAATGCATCACCGTCTTTAATTCGTATGCCTGTAAGCGCACCAAAAATAGCAGCGCCAGGTTTGTTGGCAAAACTTACATCTTCCTCGCCTTGCACCTCACCAAATGTGTCATACCGTACAGCGTTATAATCGCGTTCATCTCTAACAAAACTGTCTTTAGCTTGAAATGAATTCATTTTGTCAAAAAACGCTTTTACGCCCCACCCTTTTTTAGGTGTGCCAACCAGATCATAATTTGGTGACCCATCAGTTTTTGCGTATTTAAAAACCTTGTTGCCATTAACAACATCAAATTGCTGAATCTCTTCTAACGTATAATATTCAAAATCTTCTCTTGGGCTTACTGGTGTGGGATCCGCAAGCCGCTGAAACATTCGCTGCAAAGAAGACAACGGATTAGGCAATCCAACAGGTGTTGCGCTCTCAGCATAAGATCGAGCAAGTTTAGCCGGATCAAAACCATTTAAAAATGATGTTACATCTGCAATTCCTTGCAACATTGGCGCTTCTTTATAGTACTCACCAATTGCAAGAGCTGCTGCATGTATATAACTTTTTTGCAGCTCCGGATCTCTTGTTTTGTTTGCACGTTGTACTGTGTCTGCAATAATAGCTAACAAGCCACCTACTGGTTCGTATCCAGAAAAACTTACATATCGTAGCGGCCCATTAGGTCTACCGAAAACGTCATACAAATCGTCAACACCTTCGGGCCAACCCTCACCTTTAAGCACAAAGCTGTAAGGTTGCCAGCCAGGTGGTAAGGCTTCGCGCTGTGCATTTGTTTCTGGCATACCACCAGTAAGCTTGCCATCCATAGCATATTGACCAACTTGCCATGTTGTAGCCGCGCCCATTGTAAATCTACCAAAAGCAAGTTGTTGTTTACGTGGGCCGTTACGACCTAACAAATCGAACGCTGCTTTTGATACTGGCAACGGCACATACTCTAGAGTTCGTAAAAGTGCATTTGTTGGAGCTGTAACAAACGGAACGATAAAACGTCCTACTAGCGTTCTTTGAAAAGCAGACATAGCCTTTCCAAAAGCGCCTAGATCACTTTGCAAGGTATCAAACTTTGCTTTTACATCAAGGTCATCAGCAACAGCACGAGGGTCTAGCATCAGCATACCAGCTTCATCCATTGCTTCTTCTTTTGTCATTCCTTGGCGTAGAGAATGTTGGTATCTTTTATTAAGTGCTGTGTAAAACTCACCACGCTGAGAAATTGTTTTAGTAAATTCATCGCCAGCAAGCAGCAAACGAAAGGGTATACGCATACCTTTTGACAAAGTATCTAACGATTTACCAAACATCGTGTCACTGTTTTTAAAAGATGGTTGGTATTGATCAATATCTAACTTGCTTGCACCAGCTGGTTGTTCTGTACGCCAGGCTATTGAAGCAGCTTTCATTGCATCGCCCCAAGCATCACTCCAGCCTTTTACACGGAGCATAGCATCTTCTATGTAAATTTGATCTTCCGCTATTGGATAGGCCATTCCTAGCTGCTTACGTCCAGCTCTAACGACTTCACCAAACATGCCAGCAAAGATTTCTGTTGGCAGCTGGAACAACATAAATGTAGCGTTTGAAAATATGTTTTTATATTGTGTAGATGGCGCTGATAACAACCCAGCTAAAAATGCCTCATGCACCATTTGTTTTGTTTTTGCGTAGTATCCAACTTGCGAAAATTCATTTACACCTTTCATGCCATTTTGTGCACCAACGCGTAACAATCGATCTGCCATTGCTTCTGTTACGTCATCTTGACCGCTTTCTTTTAATAAACGGTTAGCCTCTGCACTAAACTGATCTGCGTTTAGCTCACCACTTACTTCGATTTTAAAAGACTGCAGCGCTCTTGCCGCCTCTGTTTGTGCGCCTTTAAGCTGCAACTGTATGCCGCTGTGAATAGCTAACTGTCTGCGAAACTTTAGCCGTACATCTGCACCAGCACCGTTTTTAATTTGTTTTGCAAGATCTTCTAATTTTACAGCACTTCTTACGAGCAACTCTCTACCAGCAACAAATTCATCTGCTGTAAGTCCACCCTCGCCAATACGCCTAGACAATAGCCTATCCGTAAAACCGATTTCATCTTGCAATAAATCAAAAGCATCTTGTTTTGTTTTATTGTTTGATATGTACCCTCGTTTGCGAACTTTAGTTTCATCAGCGTAGACTTCACCAACAGCCGTAATCATGGCTTTTACGTCATCTTCTGTATCAACATAATCAAAATTAAAATCACCACCATCTTGAAGCGATTTTATGTTTTGTTCTTTTTGTGATGTTCGTAACAAAATTTCATCTGCTACCGTTTCATCTATAACGCCAGCTTCTGCGCTAAACCCACGCTTGTCAGCTTGTAACGCTTTCTGTGCTTGCTTATTTATATCGATTGCTAAATCTTCAGCTGATTGCGATTGCTCACTTAGTGCGCTTTGTGCGTCCTTTAAAACATCTGTAGGTGGTTCTTCGCCAATTCCAAAAGACTGCATGTTACGGTCTTTAAATTTCTCAACACCCTCTGCACTAAGTATTTTTGGTGCGAGCTCTCGCTTTGTCGCTGCTTCAGAATACATACCAGGTTGATTGATTAAACCTCGCTCTTGACCTGTTGGCACTCGCGGAGCTACACCCACCGGACTTTGCTTTGTGCCAAGACCAGTTTGATCTGTCGCTGCACTAGGCTTAGAAACGCTACTATCTACGCTATCTATAATTTTAACTACTGGTGCAAACAGTTCTAATATATTGCTACCAATGCCAGCAACTTGCACACCTTGCGCTGGATCTGTTGCAAACTCTGTAGGCGAGCCAGCAGCATTGATCTGTGCACGTTGTGTTTGCTCTTCAGCTAAGTCTTGTGGATTTACTGCCATGATGCCTCACGCAAAAAAGGCCGCATAAGCGACCTATAAGTAGTTTAAAATTTTAAGTGTGTTTACTGTTCTTTTGTATCAGCCTGACGTTTCATCATACCGACAACATATTTTTGTTGTACGGTTTCACCAGACTTGTTTGCTGCAATCTGATCGCGCAGAAACTGCAACTCTGGTGCGCCTTTGCCGTATCTTTTTTCAGCTCTAATCAGCTGTCGTTCCAAGGATTGCGTCATAGCCATCACTCCCTATAACGTTAGTTTCATTGTGCGTAATAATAGCAGTACTTATATCGGTGTTTTGACGGTTCATGTCAATAATTATGTCGTGATAAATATCTTCAATCTCATCTAACTTAGCTGCTTTGTCAGCTGCTGACATTGCATTCCAGGCATCTGCACCCATGTCAAACTCTGGTATATATTGAAATCGTATACCAGTTAATCCAGCCACTGCCTCTTCGTTCATACCAGCTTGTCTGCCTGGCTGATCTGCAACTCTTGCATCTGTGATAAATGTAAATCCATCAACATTGTACTTAGTCAGCTCATCCGACAAATCTCTTGCATAGTCTGCATCTTGTCTATTTTTAAAATATATTTCTACACCAGGGCGGCTATTATCTGTTCGCTCCGGTACGATCTTAGAAATAAATGCTGCATCCTGATCAGCGTCTTTTGCTACCTCAACCATACGCTTTGTCACTGCGCTAGGGTCAAAGTTTTCGCGTACCACAAACTCAGCATTAAAGGCACGTTCATCCGACTGCATAAACCGTCCGTATGTATTATTAACCTGATACATCACAACGCTTTGATCTTGTTTTGCTGGCTCTCCTAAACGTGCTGCTACGTTAGCCTGATCAACATTTGTCGGTCTTGCACCAGGACGCTCAACACTAATACCTAGAACGTATCTTGCTACTGGTGCAGCCGCTGCGTTTACTTCTTCTTGCGCTGCAAGTTTTGCCGCTGTGTCAGCTTCTTGAGCTTGTTTTACTCTAGCAGCGTATTGCTCATCAGTTTCTTTTTTAAGTTTATTAGGTGCTTTGAATTTTTTATTTAATATTTCGCGGTTACTTTTAATTTTACCTTGGTCAGCCGCACCAGCTAATGACGCTTCAAAATCCAAGGATCCACCTTCACCAGCTTTCGATGTCCAACCTTTTTTTGTCCATATTTCTTTTTCTAAAAACCACAACACAGCTTGCAAATCATCTGCACCCATTTCGCCAATATTAGGCGCTACGTTTTTAATAAAACCTTTTTTATTAATTTCATCTACCGCATCTTTAATTACACGTTGTCCGAAACCAAATTCAGCACCTACTTTAGGATCTGCTAATGTACTGCCCACCATGTGTTTACCGCTTACGCCTTTTTCTACTGGTGGCGGCAATCGTTTTTGCCCAGACATTCTGCGTAGAAAACGCGCTGCCCATACATCAACAGTTGCTGCGTTTGTGTAACCAATAAGGTTACCAGTAAAGTTTGGCGTTTTTGGTGACCCTTTTGCAGATCTAAATAAATCTAAAAGCGCTCGCGTAGAGGCTGGGCTGTTTGCATTAAACAAAGATCCACTTGCTTTTGTTATTAGTTTAAATGGACTGTCAGGATCTTTATGCATTTGCCCTAGCGTAATCGGGTTTGTATCACCCTTCGCCAACATCTCTTCGTACATGCGTATTTCGTTGTCAAACTCGCCACGAGAAAACCTACGCATAATCTCAACAGCATTATCAAAGTTTTGGGTTACGCCTGTTTGAGCTGATGTTGTTCCCAGCAAATCAGCAAACAAATCCCCTAGTCCACCAAACTCCTGACGCATACGAGCTCGCATAGCTCGATACCAGTTAGCCTGTTCTATTATTGCTTTAGCGCTTGGATCGCCTTGTGCCGCTCTATTAGCAAGGTTTTTAATCTCATTAACGGTTTTACGCTTTATCGTATTTTGCCATTTAATGGGATCTACATTTTCTGGCGGGATATGAAAGTTATACGGAACTTCTTTGTAAGTAACTTCTACTTTATCTTTTTTCTGTTTTACGTTAGCTACTTCCATGCCTTCTTGGAGCCAACCCTGGTCAGCTGGATAATTATTTTTTTGTGATGCTACTTGTGATTGCACTGCTGTAGAAGCTTCGTCACCAGGAAATGCCGTATTGATAATGTTTTTTTCGGGTTCGCGTAAAAGCTTACCAATCATGCTAATCATTTGATCCGCAGCTGGCGTTATGGGATTGCTGTAAAGTGTGTTTGCTCCATCTGCTATTCTTAGATCAGCAGCTTGCCCAGCATCAGCTAAACCAACACGCGCTTTTGATATAATTGCTTTAAGAGGTTTACTTATTAACTTACCAACACCAGTGGCTTCTGCTAATCCGGCAAGAACCAACATAGCGCCAAGACCTCGATCAACACCGCCACTGGTGCGACCTTGTTTAAATAACCTTGCACCCTCTTGGATATCCATAATGCCAGCGGTTACAAAATCACCTACACCGATACCTAGCGAGTTAGAGCTGCCAAAAAACATGTCTGACAAAACGCTTGTTTCGTTTTTAAGCCGTGGCCTGACTGCTTCTAACTGCCTTTGTATATTATCTTCTGTTAAACCTTGAGCTCGCAGATCGTCTACAAAACTTTGTTCTGCCATTCCTAATAGGTACTGACTTAATTGCAGTTTACCAGTTTCTCGCAAGGTGGGATCGTACTCGCCAATGACAGATCCACCGTTACGAATTGTTTCTTCAACTTCTGCAGCAGATAACGGCTCTGTGCGTGTCACTTCATTAGGCATGTTGTCTTGCGCTTGATTGCCAAAGACTGCGTTTGTTACTTCTGGAGAATATCCAGCCGCTAACAAATCTTGCGCTGTAGGATTGCCAAGAGAAGTAGCGTAAGCTCTTGCGTCCTCGATGCGTGTTTGCATGGAAACAAAGGGGACTTCTTCTGTTTGCCCGATTTCGCCCATCGAGGGGCTTGTGCTCATTACCTCTGGCTGTGGCTCTGGATCGGGATAATACCGCTGATACTCTGGCGTTTCTCTGCCATACTCCATGCCGTTAAGAAGAATAGACCCTGGCCTGGTAGCTTCTACATCTAGACTTTCTTCACCTATTTTAACGTAGCCACCACTGCCCATTCGCGTTAGAATATCATGCGTACCAGTTTCTGGATTAAATACGCTTTTTTTATCTTTTGTTGTTTGTGGATTAATGCCAGATTTAATAACGTTTTCTGCTTCAATGTACTTTTCGACTTCATAATCGGTAAGATTATTTAATAGATCACTCATTAAAATAATCCTCTATTTGAAAAAGCAGAAATTATTCTTTGCCGAAAAACACCTAACTGGCTATTAAGCTGCGTTTGACCAGCTGCATCTAAGTTATTGTAGTGTTCTTGTATGCTTCCAAGTGGATCTGTCTTATCTATGACAAAACCATTAAAAATATTAGTTGATGACCAATCATCAATAAAATTATCATATTCAACACGCAGTGTTTCTGTATAAACAACCATAAATTCATTAAGTGTTTTTTGTGCAAACTCGCGCAGCTCTGAACGTGTCATCGGATTTCCCTCTGACTGTCTTTTGTTGCTTTCTAATAACAATTCTGCTGCTGCTGACTCGTAGGCTGTTTTGGACGCTTGTGCTAAATTATCGTCTTTTCCAATCGCTTGTAATTCATTATATCGGAAGCTTAATTTTAAAATTTGTTTAGCTTCGCCTAAAGCTTCATCGCTTTCAGCTTGCACTTGTCTAAGAATGTTGTTGTGCTGAGTTGCAGTAATAAGTGGTCTACTGTTTGATAGTTCTTCTATTGTTAACTCACCAGTTTCAGCTAATGCAAACAATCTACTATTTTCCGCTTCGCTTTGTTCACCTGGTGCTGCAAAGATTACGTTTGTACTTACATCAAGTTCTTTAGCTAGCTGATCTTGTTGCTCTCTATTCAGCCAGAACTGACCGTTCGCGCCAAGAACATCATTTAAAAAATGTTTTGCTTCTAACCCAACTGCACCATTTGGAAATTTTGTTTTAAACGCATCTAAGTCTAGAGGGTTAAGCAGCTGTTCCATAGTTTCAACAGAAACATTATCACCATTGTGAACACCCAAAGCAAAATTATATGCCTTAGTGTTTTTTCTATTTTGTGTTTCTAGGATTTCGTCTTCTATTTTTTCTTGAAAATTATAAAACTTTGTTGCGTTATCTAATGTGCCTACCAATATGTCTTGTGCATCAGCTGGAGATATTCGCTTTAGAACATTTATAACATGCGGTGGTATATCATCACTAATTATTGCTTCATCAATTTTACCAGCTGCCTCTAGCTGTATTTGCTCAAAAGCCTCTGTAAGATCCATTGCCTTGCTTAAATCACGCCCAGCATAGGCTGGCATAAGATTTGTTGCTATTCGTTTTAAAACGTTATTAGGCAGCTCTGACATTACACCTTCTTCAAAACCACCTAGTTCAACTGCCTTACTTGTTTTGTCTGTTTCAGCAGCAAAATCTATATCAAAAGTAGTCGTGTTAACGTTTGGATCTGAATACTTAAATATAAAATCTTCCCATCCCTCATTAACAGAAGCGACGTGCATCTTTTCTATTTTGGTATCGATTTGTCCTTTTAACTGAAACCGTAAAGGCAACTCTGCTTGTGCAAAGGCTGTATCAAATGCAGCAAGCGCATATCGATCCGTACCGATCTTTGACCGGAGTTTATTCTTTATATCCTTTGTTTCTTTATCCCAGCGACCAGTTCCATCTAGCTCAAAAATATCATAGGGCTGATTATCATTCAGAAAGGCATCTGATAGCTGCAGCATTGCTTCTTTAGCCCCTAGAATAGCTTCGTTCTTACGTGCCTCTACTTTAATTTTGCGCTGCGTTGCTGCATAACTTGCCGCTTGAGAAAACAACTCCGCTTGCATGTTTCCCTTGGCAAGAGCTTGTTGAACAAACGGATTAGGGTTTTTACGTGCAGTAAAGCTTTGTCCAGGCGCTTGCGTTGTAATCTGTGCCTGACCTCTATACGTAGGTATTCGCATTCTTTATCCTATCATTATAGAGCTGCCCAGTGTTGGGCGTGGTTGTGGACTACCAAAATTAGACATGCCTACTGGCGAGGATCTAAATGCACCTTCATCAAACAACCCAGCGCCCATTGCATAATTTAAGCCGCTACCAATACCAGCGATAAGCGATTGTGTACCTTGGGCTCGTAATGCACCAGCTGATGCACCACCTTCCATTCTTGTGAGCTCTGCTGTGAGTTTGACGTTTTCTTTTGCGTCTTCAATTTTCATTTGCGTCACACTGTCGTTAAATCTTTGCACAGCCATATCGTACTCAAAAACTCTAGCATTTTGGCGTAGCTTTCGCATGGGCGTTCCAGACGCTACATCAATACCATTTGCTGCATATCCGGTTACGACTGAGCCCTGTAGGTTTGCAAAGTCAAATCTGCCACGTTTTTCACGTAGAACTTTTGCAACATCAACAAGCTTTGACTGACGATCTAATGTATCAAGATCACGCTCAATAATATCAGCATTAAAGTTTGCCGCCTCTTGTGCTGCAGCGGCTGCTTTGTCAGCTGCTTTTTTAGACTTACTTGCACCGAATAAACCTAAACCAAGATTTACGATAGCTAATCCTGTAACTGGATCTATTCCCATTCTGTTACCTCTTACAGATCAAAAGTGTTGAGCCTTGGATAAATCGCTAACACCGTCATAGGCAGTGGCTGCGTTTGCCTGACAAATATTTTAGCGTCATCATCAAAACCACCAGGAAACTCTATTTCTTTATCTCCGGTAAACAGAGGCACAGCGGTATCCATTGCCATGCTGCTATCGCGGAAGAATATTCTATCTAAATTATTTTCATCGGGGCCAACCTCGATCCCTACCGTTTCGTCTAATCGCAACGTTACTGCGTGAATACGTTTAGGCTTGCCCTGAGAGGTGCCATCAACTGATCCAGCCTCTAGTCGCAAAGTTTGCATTTGGCTTGTGTAGCCAAAGCCTATAGCTGCTGAAGTCACATCTATGTCAAAACTAATACTTGCTGCAGATACAGCCTTGTCTGCATGGCTTGCACCGTTTGCCAAGATCGATACCGTCTGACCTTCGATGTGCTGCATTCCTGTTAGACTTGTTGTTGCACTGCCAGAGTAGCTTAAGCCACTATCAACAAAAAATGCGGTTGTTGGCACTGACCCAAAGTCATAGGTTTTCATTACCTCTATGTAGCGTTTTGTCTGTGAGTTGATCGTGCGCTTTACAATCATGTACAACTCATCTTCGCCACTGTCGGTTGGCAAGGTTACGATGCTTTCGACAACTGCCTGACCTGATCCAAACGTACCGCCTATGACATGCTTATGCCAGGCAACCACTTCTTCTTCGCGTCGATAGGTTAGCCCAAGCAATGTGCCATCTGCACGTAATGCCCACACAATGCTCTCAGGCTCTTGCTGATAAGCGAAATCAGTCAGACCGCCCTCAGTAAGATGTTCTGCCAATATCGTTATGTCTGGGGCCGCATATCCGCTCGTATCGACTTCTCCAGCGTATCTAAACTCTCTGACCTTTCGACCACCGCGTTGAATAAACAATGTCAGGTCTGCAACTTGTACAGGCTCATCATTTGTACAGCCATAGTTGCTATATTTGCGGATCACCGTTGTTGTTGCTGTTACTGGCCCACCGTTTGTTGTTGTCAGCACGTACTCACCACCGGATGTACCGATAATAAGTATTCTTGTCGCAGACAGATACCTAATCGCGTTCACTTTGTTTGACGCAATTGTGTAGATAAGCGCATCGTTATCCGCGCCCGACCCTATCGTAAAGTTTTCGTATTGTGCAGACTTGCTAAAGAACAGTGTCTGTGGGTTGTTACTTGTTGCACCAAACACCAGGCGTTGCTCAAAAAATGTTACAACAGATGGATTATTTGCAGCACCATAAAGCGCTGGTACAGATGGCTCTATTTTCTTTGCCGTGCCACCAGACGTATAGGCAGTAAAGCCAGTTGTATTTATGTTGTTGCTATCAATGTCCTGTAACGTAAAAGTGTTTGCTGTGACGTTTGCCACTTTAAAATATTTGTCATTGAGCTCTGTCATCCCTGATACAGCTTCTATTAAAACCGGATCCCCATTACTAAACCCATGCGAACTGCTGGTTATCACACCAGGATTTGCTTGAGTTGCAGCTGTTATTGTTTTCGCTGTTTGCGGCTCACCTAAATAAATTGCATTCATTGACCAAGCATTATGATCTGTTCTTATTAATGTTCTTACCTGGTATGATGGATGCACCAGGTACATTACATCAGCTGACTGAGCAAAGCGTAGATTAGGTATATCAGCCGTTACATAAGGCGTTGCCAGTTCAAAAAGCTTATCAACACTTATACCACTGGTATATGTCGTAAACCCTGTTGTATTTATCGCTACACCATACAAGTCTGTCAGCGTAAAGGTATTTGTTGTGACGTTTGCTATAAGATAGTTTCGCGCTTTTAATTCTGTCATGGGAGATGAGTTGTATAGGTATACTTCATCGCCATTGCTTAACCCATGACCGTTACTGGTAAGCACACCTGGGTCAGCCTTTGTAATCGCACTTACTGATTTTGCACTTGCTTCTAAAACTTGGAGCCCATTGCGTAGAACACGCATGTATTGATTACCAAACTCTAAAACGTATGTATCAGCTGTTTTAAACTCAAACGGTACAAGTCGGGTTTTTGCTGCGCTATTTTTTACTTCCCCTAAGAACTCCGTACCAGGACGCCTGGTTACACCGCCATGCGGCTGCACAATCATATTGGTAAGATCAGATAAACCTTCTCTGTATTTTTCTATTGTAATCCGACCCTCTAGGCGCGGAGAGATTTCTCCGGCTGTAAAGGTGGATAGTGCTGGAGCTGATCGCGCCATTACAATCTCGCTTCAATAAATTCGCTTGCTTCGATACGTTGCGGAGCACCCTCAGTGCCATCAACAAATCGTGCTTCTTTTAGTTTTTGATCGTATAAACTTGCGGTGAGTTGAACGATTGAATTAGACCCAGTGAGTGCATAGGCTATTTCCATTGCCAGTTTAGCCGCCAGTGTTTCTGTTAGATTAGCCTCATATTGCTGTGGATCGGTCACACGACCAACATATTTAATTTTTGCAATACCTTCATCGGTCAACAGCTTACGCCCCTCGATGACAAATACAGGCCCACCAGAGTTGCTTGTCATATTATCCTGGGGATAGCTTAATGTGCCATTAGAAAACTCTAATACACGCAGACAGAAAGGATCGGTTGGCAGTGCATATTGATTTGCATACCCGAACTCTGGCGCGGTACTTTCTTTCGCCAGTTCAGCTCTGCGTAATAAACAATTCCAGGGATGTGCTCTAAACACAGTATCTCGTACTGACTCATATCGCTGATTGATAATACGTGCTGCCTTACTGTTTTCATCGAGCGTTGTGATGTTTGTCGCTCCCAACGTATTCAGCGCATAGTTTGCTATATCAACTATAGAAGTCATTTGTTTTCCCCATAAAAAAAGGGGGGCGCTTTCACGCCCCTCTTAATTAATCAACCACGTATTTTATGGTTAGCTCGATTGTGCCAGTGCCAGCAGCACCACCCATCGTCACTGTTACAGCAACACCACTTCCGTTAGTGTCGGTTTCTGTTCCAGACCCTAGAGCTAAAGTAGCAAGAATATCTACTTTTTGTGCTGATGTTGACGCAGCTGCTGCTTTATATGCGGCTGCAGCAGCGCTTACGGCTGTACCAGCTGCATTTGTGTGTGCAGCATAGCCAACTGACAGAGTTGTAGATGAACCCAAAGCATCATGTGCTAGTGATCCTTCTAACAATCTTGCGCCATCTGGTAAGATAAACATCTCTATAACATCGCCAGATGCTAGAGAAGATGCTTCATAGACACCATGAGCGCAGCGGATACGACCGCCTAACTCATTAGCTTTATTCATAGCTACTGGTGTTGCACGATTGTTGGTTCGTTGTGTCGAATAAACTGTTGCCATTTCTCAATCTCCTTATGATTCAGTGCAAGCAATTTCGACTACCTTCACCTCTTCCATGCGCGTAGCACCAAGAGTTTGACAGTAGTAGACTTGCGTTGCGTAGGATTTGTCGGCACGTTCATCGATTTTCGCCATAGGCTCTTTGCCCATTGCGACTTTTACACCATCAGATGCAAAACAAATAACCTGGCGGTTACCGTCTGTATCGGTGGTTAGACGATTGCTTGTGATGAAATTAAAGCCCATAAATGAGTTTATTTCGCCCTGAGCAAGTGCTTTAACAGTGTTGAAATCAGATGACTTCACTTCTGTTGTGTTTAACAAATCTGTGACTTGTTTTGGTGAAACCACAATGGTTCTAGCGATTGATGGATCAACAGATGCTGCATCCAACGTTTCTTTTGCACTTAGAAGCTTTGCGACTGTTAGACCAGCAGATCCATGAACGATCTTCTGACCTGATGGTAGTGCAGTAGCTGTACCGCCATCTTTACCAGTTTGTGCTGTACCCAGTGCGGCTGCAATGATCTCATCGTCCATCGCTCTGCCCATCGCAGCAGCCGCAGCTTTGCCATAAGTTGAGGTTGGATCGATCAGCAAACGCACTTTATCGTTATCGTCGATTAGGTCAGCCCACTCATAATCAGACATGGTTACCATGCGTCTTGTGTGTGGTGTTTCAACAAGTGGTGTATCTGCATGTCGGCTTGTTTTTTTTACCGCTGCTGTTGATCCCACTTGATCAAAGAAAGCTTTCTCGCCATTCACACTTTCCACATCTACTGCATCACGCAGCAGCGAACCCATTTGCTGACTTAGCATTTGGATATTTGCGGAAAACTGATTGACAAAAGCTGTAGTTATTTGAGTAGACATAAGTCTCTCCTTTACAGTTTAGTTTCAATTTAAATTTTTGGGTTGCTGCGCTTGGTTATCCCTATCGGGGCCGTGCTTACTGCTTGAGGCAGTCAGTCTACATGTCACACATGCTTGGCGTGTGGGCCTTTCGGTTATCCACTAATCACGATGCAAGTTCAAAAAGCTCCTGGGCTTTCTGCACATATGCATCATGTTCTGGGTGTCTGGCATCCGTATATGGAGTGCCAGGACGCATCAGTTCTTTTAATTCCTGTTTGGCTTGATCTGGTGTTTTTATCAACTCAGTTGGATCACCTAGCAAACTGTCTTCGCCAATTCTTTCAGCAAGACTTACAAACATTCGCACAATATCAGGATGATCGCCTAATTTGCGCCCATCTTCCAACTGCACATCTTCAAATATTGATAGACCCTCTTTGCCTAATAAAGTTGTAGCAGCGTTGTATGCCATTTGCGTTTTTTGTTCATAGGCCTGACCATACTCTGTTTTAAGCTCTTGCACTGCACCATCGACAGCTTGTGCTGCAGATTGCTCATTATAGTCAAACGCACCTTGTGCCTGGTTGCTTAGATACTGCGCAATTGTTTGCGCTTGTCCTGGTGCTAGTCCGGCATCAAAAGCAGCTTGTCTAAACGCATCGTAATCCGTTTCTGCTATTTCCATACCAAACTCTAGCGAATAATCATTTGCGCTTTGTGGTCTGCCTGTTTCTGCATAGAATTGTTTGTATTGATCTGGCGTCCAGCTTTGTTGTGGCTTGCCAATGCTATCAGCTCCGATCATTGACCTTGCGTGTACGTAGCTTTTTGCCAACGATCCAGCGTCTGTAAAATTTTGTAAACTAGGATTGCTTCGCAAATCTTCTGGTAAGCTATCTAAAAAATTAACTGGTGCTGCGCTTTCTGCTACAGCTTCCGGTGCGACTGCTTGAGATCCAGTGTCTTGGGTTGCCTCTTCGCTCATTCGGGTTCCTTCCCTTCGATCAGCATCCGGACAATCAGCAACACGGTTGCTCGCTGACCTTCGTTAAATGCAGAATTATATGGATTGTCCGTATACGTGGTTGTCTCAAAACCAAACCTGGCCTTGAGGTCACTTAGTACTTTATCGCCATCTTCGGTGTTAAACGTCCGACGATAGGCAAGTTTTAATTCTTTTAGTTGTTGCATGTTTTATAGCTATTTGACTTTTTACGTTAAGTATGGTATACTAAGTTATGGAAAATAAACAAAAAATATACCGTGTTGACATAATAGAATGGCAAGATGCAGCTGGTGCGCCTAATGGAAGAAAAGATCTAGTGTTTTCTTTAACTCCTGATGGTGAAGAAGTTTTTTGGCGAGAGGCTACAGAAGCCGATTTGAAATGGCACAAAAGAAAGCTGGAATTTGAAGCAGCTGCTGATGCTGGTGTTGAAGAACCTGTGTACGGATTGTTTTAATTAACCTTTCATTCTAGCGGCACTGTTCCAGCTGCCTTAATAAATGGCGCTACTTTATTCGCCACTTCTGCCTCTTGCATTTGCGCTTGTTGTTGTTGCGCTGCAGCATTTGCTTCGGCCTGTTGTCTTCTTATTTCTTCGACCTCACTAGCGCCACGAATAACTCTTGCCGGAAGCCCAGCTGTTTCAACCAGGTATTGCACCATCTTATCGCCATCGAGGTAATCGGTTACTGGTGCTACTTCTGCAACTTGCAATAAGATCTCAAATCCACGCAGCATGGCCTGTAAATCTGTGAGCTTTTGCGCCTTGGCAAGTGGTGAGACATACTCGATGTCTACTTCTTGTCCTTGTAACTCCTCCGGTGCCGGAGGGAGGAGGCCGTTCCGGAGGAGCAATGCAAAGGATCTAGAGATTAACGGCTGGAGCAATTCGGCTTGTAACCTACCCAAGACAGGCCCAAGCAACCGCATTTTCTCTTCGTTTCTTTGCAACACTTCCGTAGCCGTCATATTGGCACCCTGACCCAATAACAGCTGATCTACATAAAACGCCTGGCGTATTGCATTACGCCTTTGTTCTTCCATATTCAGACCAAGTGGATTGTTTGCACCTATGTTGAGCGGCTCTAGTCGATCTCTTGTTCCGGAACGGTAAAAATTTAAAGCTCCTGGTGATGTTCTTACTGGTGAAATAAAGCCATCATCAGGAACCATGAGGGGTGGATCTAATTGTTTCTGGCTGGCTCGTATGGTCACTTCGCTCATTTTATTGAGCATTTTTACATCTGGCAGAGCAGTCATAGCTGGAGAGCGACCATACTGGCTAACTGAATCTTTTACAAAACGCGGAACCATAAACGGAAACTCATCGAATCCGCTTTCTGATAGCATCGCAAGACCATCAGAGAGGTAGTATATTGATGCTACAGGCTTGTCTTTTGCAAAGCTTCCCTTTGTTTCACTGCGTGGGAAAACGGCATGTATAACATCATGTTCTGCGTATGGATCTTTTTCGACGTCTTTTTCTATTTTTTGCGGTAGTTTTATGTCTGCGAACTGCATCTGTATGGCACGAGCTGACATTTTAAACTTACGATAGATCGTATCTACACGACCACTTGGATCCTCTGATATACATATCTCCGCAATATGTCTGCAAGCAAACCGCAAACCATCAGGGTTCATCTCTACATAAAATGCACCAGTGCCAAAAACCACCAGGTCATAATATAATTCATGTATTTCTTGCTGGAAGTTAGAGCGATTGAAGTGCTGGTACATTTGATCTGTACACACTTCTAGCCATTCATTTGCTGCGTCATCCCTTTGTAGCCCTGGGTTTCTGTATCGCATAGAAAACCAAGGTGTACTTGGGCTAGTTAACATACCGTGCAAGCTCGATGCTAACAGCTCTACTGCATGTATTGCCGTACCATCATAAATTAATTCTGTTCGTTTATCGCCTTGTGTTCTGCGTTTTGTAATGTCTGCTTTGCGTGGCAACATAAAATCAGCAAGTTGCTGCCAGTGATTTTCCCAATTTGATCGCTGACCTTGTAGCGTTTTTAATCGCTTATCAAGCTGCGCTATAATAGGATTTACTTGTGCCATTATCTTTTTCCGTAACTGCCCATGATCGATGGACGTTTGACCTTAATACCCTCTAAAACCCTACCCTGAGATCGTCCGGCTGATTTTTGCAGCATACGCTCTAATGGATCTACAGTCGCTATGCCTGGCATTTGCGCTGGCTGCATTGCATCACGCCCCATAAGCCCAGCTATATTTTGCGGTTTTTTCTTGTTCATTATCATAATTAACCAGCAATCAATCCGCGTCTGCTACGCAACGCTGGGTCATCTGGATCCGTCAATAAACCACCAGCCCTGGTCATAATTGTGCCACGCTGACCTTCTGTATAAAAATCTACGGCATCGTCTTCTGATGGGCCAATCGTAAAAGCCGCATCTTTTTCCTGTTGACCGCCAAGAGCACTATTCGTGCTTACAGTTGTAGACGCTGCCGGAACAGACGTTAGAATACTTGATCCAGAACTTGCATTGCTATCACCAGCCGCTTCTATTGCTGATTCTAAATCTGCATTTGTTTGTGATGTAGTTGCTGCTGTTGCTTCACTATCTGTAAAGCTAGATGTGTTTTGTACCGTATCTCCAATTTTGTCACCGCCAAAAGCAGCTGCGGCACCTTCTCCTACTTCATCAAGTGCCACTTCAGCGGCATTCTCTGCGTCTGTATCTCCAAATTCTACATCGTTTATAACATCTGTAACGCTTTCATCAACGATATCATAAGCACCGTCTAAACCTTCTACTTCTGTCTTTACTTCCGTATCTACCTCAACATCTTCATCTGGCTTTTCACCTTCTGGAAAATACCCACGTAAATCTAAATAAAATCGAGCCGCATCTTCATCACGAAACACAAACTGCTTTCTATTTTTTCTGCCAGTAAATCCGCTAGTCGTAGCACCACTAAGCCGATCACCGTCAAGCGTTTCTAAATAAACTTTATTACCGCTCTTAACGATCTTAATTTCATCGCCCTTATTTACTTTTATCAGATCTTCGTTAACAGCCATCTATCTCTCCCTACGCTGCAAACGGATTATAACCGCTGTCAGCATTCCTTTGAGCCGGACGTAAGGTGTCCGAAACAGTCTTGATACCCACCGCACAATAACGCCAGCAATCGGCTGAATGCGAACTCCAATCATGAACAGGGGTGTTCCTAAAACTACGTAGACGCTCATTATAAGCGCGGTGATACTGCCTAAGAGCTTCCAACCCAGGTTTGCACAACTCTGCATCAAACCAGCAACGAGGGAATAACATTTTTGCAGCATGTATCCCATCCTCTAATGGCAATTTCGGAACGACCCTAAAATTAATACCCAGGTCATAAGCAGCCTCTCGCCTACTCTTCCCAGTACTTAACTCTCTAACCTCAATGTCATGCGGTGCATGATGCAATGAATACAAATATTCTTTCTGCTGGAGAACCTTAGCATAATGCGGCAAGCCCTCGCCCCTATTCTCATAGTAATCGATCACATGAACAGCACGACCAACCTGTTGGACAAACCATATAACCGTACTGTCGTTTACTCCCAGATCCCAAAAAGTTTCTACCCTAACACTAGGATCATACGGAACTGAAGTGATGCGACCCATCTCATGGAGCTCCTGTAACTCCTTGCCATAAACAGCACCTGGTACATTCGCTACCCAAGAACACTCATATTCCTGGGCATACTGGTCAGGGCTCATCATACTCGATGCTGCCTCTAATTCCTCATCATCCAGTATTCCGGTCTCACTTGCCTTAAATAAAGCCGTGTGCCAATCCTTCTGCCTCTCAGCAGCCTCATACAACTCATAAAAAGCATTGTGACCCCTAGGCGTTCCAATAAACAACGCCCACCCTTTTCGATCACTCAGCGCTGGCCTGATGATCTCAGGAAACAAACTCTCTGGCATATCTGCCATCTCATCTAAACACGTACCGTCCTGGTATATCCCACGTAAACTATCAGGGTTCTCAGCACCCAATAACTGTATCCTAGCACCATTCGGCAAATCACACCGCAATTCAGTCTCGTGAAACCTCACCATAGGTATCGCACCAGCAAACTGCTTCAAATAATCCCAAGCAACCGCTTTCGCCTGACGATACGTAGGTGCAATATAACTAAACCTAGGATTAGGCTTGTCACAAAGAATAGCAGCCCTCAACAAGTGATTGATCGCCATAACCGTCTTGCCAAACCTACGATGACACACAACTACGCCCCAGCGCTTCTCAGCTAACGCCTGGTGCAACTGGTTCTGTAATGGCCTAGGTGAATAAGGGATCTCGATGTGCATGTGTGTGAGTGTCTTGTGTAAGTGTATTATACGTATAGTAGGAGCGCCCAGTTTTTCGGGGGGTGGGGGTCTGCCCCTGGCTAAAATTATAGGGCAATCGGGTGTGTATCCCGACTACATGTTCTGTAATTACAATAGGTTAGCTATGCTGGGCGCCTACCGGGCGCCTAGAACCAGGCATATTAAAAACAAAATCAAATTGTCGGGGGTGTCTGCCTCGTGCGCGCGACCCCTGTCTCAGCCTATGCAATATACACAAAAATCCACAACACTATCCAGCTTCAGCACTCACCTCACCACCACTCCAGGTAAGTGTAATCTGTCCAGCTTGCTGCTTATCCTCTTGCTTGTCACGTAAGCCTAGTGGCTGCATCTGACGTATGTGTTTATCCATGTGATCTGCTTGCAGTCTACGCCTCTGTACTTCAGCCATAGCCAGCTTAGGATCATCCGGTAACGCTGCTTCGACTAAGTCTAGTATCTGGTCTCTCATAACCTCACACTGCAATGAACGAGCTGTCCTGTACTGCGTGTATGCACCTTCGTCTTCTTGCACATACCTCAAGATAGTACGCCAACCTGGTAGATGATCGTTCTCGTTGCAAATACGAGTAAGGCTTACACCTTCCGCTATTGCTTCGCAGATCTCTTCGAGCTGTGCTTTTGTTACATTACGTTTTGGCATGTTCTTTTCTTAGAAAAAGACCTGACTAGATTGGTTTCAGTTTAAGGCAGCATAAGCACCGGATATAAGTATCTAGCCAGGTAAGTTATCAGAGTTATCAAGGTTATCAGGTAGTCGTGCTGACAGCTCAGACCGATTGCTTTGCGACAAGAAAAGGAGGAGCTGCCAGACTTTGACATGACTTAAACAATATCTGCCTAAGTATATCATATTCCATACTACATTTCGTGCACTCATACAAGCAATAGTTTTTTTTCACTTAAGCGACATGACATATATCGTCAAAAGTACTCAGCAAGTATCTCATCGTCTTGGTATTTAAGTCTAGCCCAGAGCCTCACTAATGCATCTGTGTATCTGCGTTTGATCTGTCTACCATCTCGTAGTCCATTCATTCTTGCCAGCTTCTGCCATTGTGCGCCTCGCTCACGAAAGGCGGCACTATGGCTGACAGCCCATACCATTTTGCGGTCATCTGCATCCATGTGTTCTATCCCTAAGTACAAAGCATTTGTGTATGCATCGACTTGCTGTGGA